ATGGAACTATTCAGCGCTGATGTCGTGGCCTTCCCTGTCTGGCGCCGGGCCGATCTCGTGCGCTCGACGGTGGACACACTGGAAGCCCTGCCCCCCGACCAGCACCACCAATGGTGGACGGAGCACTGCCTTGCCCTGGCGGATGGAATACGTGCCACGGGCAAGAGCGAGGGCGACATAGGTGGCGATCTGCAACGCTATGCCAATGCCGTTGCTAACGAGCATTCCAGTCGGCATGATGAGCGGCAGGGACCGGGGGCGGCGTAGGCGAACGCAAAACTGCGGGCACCTCGAGTAGGCCTCAAAATTGAGGACACCTCGAGTAGGCCCCAAAATTGGGGACATTCCCCCAATGGGGAAAGTTCAATTAGGCCCTCTGCCGAGCCTCTAACCGCGCGGCCGCCCCCTATTGTTTGGACCCCAGAATTTCCTGGTTGCAATAGGTCGAGCGCCTCGCCACGCAGGATCGCACGTTGCCAACCGCCTCAGAACTGAGGAGATTGCTATCGGTTGAAATAAAATTCTAGCCGAATTCTGATTCTGGACCGTGGAAAGTCGGGTGCGTTCTAAGCCGACCCCGCAAAACCGTAGTAATAGATTCTACGTTAATGGGTCGACTATCGACGGTCGGAGTCGATACACACCCCCAAGATGTAGTAGCCGGGTCACCCGGAGAATCAGCAACCCGCCCGAGCAATCGCGGCGGGTTTTTCGTTGTCTGGGAGAAGTCGGTAATGGTCGTAGTCGTCGGGTCCATCGCAACCGAGCTCACTGCCGATGCGAGGCCCTTACTAACCTCGCTCGCAACCAGTGGCAGCAAAATCCTTGCGTTCGAGCGCGCAGCCAATCGGTCGTATACGAACTTCTCGCGCGACAGCACCCGTGCGATGTCAATTGCCGCCGCCGCGAATGATAGCTTTGCCAAGCGCCTTGGCCTAGGCGCCACGTCTATAGCCGGCCTGGCGAAGGGTGCGCTGCTTGCTGCATTGCCAGTCCTCAGCCTCAAGGCGGCCGTCGACGGTGCCAGGGCCGCGCTCGACCAATTCGGTGACATTGCCGACAAGTCAGCAGCGGCCGGCGTCGATCCTGAATTCTTTCAGGGCCTCGCATATCAAGCGAAGCTATCCGGCGTTGAGATTGATGGCGTCGCCGGGGCGCTGAACACCTATGCAAAGAATGCCGGGCTTGCCGCCGAGGGCAAGGGCAAGCTGGTGTCGCAGCTCAAGGCTCTAGACCCGGAACTGCTAAAACAGATCCAAAGCGCAACGACGCAAGAGGAGCGAATCCGGCTTGCGGCCGATGCGATCAACGACGCGAAGAATGCCGCTCAAGCGGCAGCGCTCGCGACGGCGCTCTTTGGCGACCAGGGTACCAAGCTAGTAGCTGCCTTCCAAGGTGGCTCCGCTCAGATCGACGCCATGGCCGCCAGCGCTAAGTCGATGGGCTTGATCGTTGACCGCGATCTGATCTCTGGTGCCGACGCGCTGGGCGACCGCTTCGATACAGTTACCCAGATCATCGACGTGCAATTGAAGACTGCCTTGGTCAACCTAGCACCCGTGATGGTGGGCCTCGGTGGCATGGTCGCCGACTGGTCCAAAAGCCTGGGTATCGCTCTCGACCAGCTCAAGGCGATCGAAGACCGCCAGTACGTCCGGCCCCTTCAGAACCAGCTTGCCGGCGTCTACAACGAGCGGTCTCCACTTGGCGATAAGATCGACGCCGAGAAGTCGATGATTGCTCGCCTTGGCCCGGATAACCCGGCCTCTGCCACGGCGGGCATGGAACTAGCGGCCGATCAGAAACGTTTCGACGATCTCACCGAGCAGGCTCAGCAGCTACTTGGTCGAGTCCAAGAGTTGCAGGGCCTCGGTGAGACAACACCGGATGTAGCGTCCGGAGTTACCAGCCCGACCTTTCCGTCCTCTAGCGACGTCACCGCCCGCAACGATGCGGCGAGGGCTGCGCTGCAGCAGGCCTCTGCCGTCGAGCAGCTGATTCAAGATCTGCAGTTCGAAAAGTCGCTGATCGGAAAAACCGAAGTCGAACAGCAGACGATGAATGCACTGCGCCAGGCCGGCGCCGCGGCGACCGACGAACAGAAGGCACAAATTGCCAGCCTGATCGGTGACATCGATGCCCAGAGTGCCGCTTACGACAATCTGCAGTCGGCGATGGCAGGCGCCCAAGACTTCGCGGGCCAGCTCGTGGACGGCCTATTCAGCGGCAAGTCCGCCGTCGAAACCCTAAGCGATGCCGTCGGAGACCTCGAAAAAAGCCTCCTGAAGCTGGCGATGAACAGGGCCATCGAAGCGCTCTTCAACTCGTTGTCGTCTGCTTTCCTGCCTTCCGTCTCCGGCGACGCCGCGATTCCGACCGGCGGCTTTTATCCGGGCCTCACCGGTCCCCGTCTTGCCGGCGGCGGCCCCGTGAACGGCAAGGGGACGAGCACTTCGGACAGCATCCACGCCATGCTTTCCGACGGCGAATTCGTCATGAACGCCGCTGCGACGAAGAAGAATCGCCGCCTGCTCGAGATGCTGAATTCCGGCTTCGACGGTGTCCTGGCACTAGCAAGCGGTGGCCCCGCCAGCAGGCACCCGACCGCGGGGCCAAATGTCGATGTCAATTCGCTCGACCCGCAGGTGAACCTGCAGATCATCAATATGGGCCCGCCGGTCGATACTAAAGGCCAGAAGACGAGCAAGGGGCCGAACGGAGGAACGATGAAGCAAATCCTTGTCGGCCCTCTGAAGCAGGCCTTCGCCGGCGGCACGATGGATGGCTTGATGAAGTCGCTCTATGGCATCGAACGGAAGGGAGTCTGATGTTTTACCAAGCCCCAACCATAGCTCCCGGCGGTCGTGTCGTAGTCTCCACCGGGCCATTCGGCGCGCCGGAAAGAGCGATCGACCTGAAGCGCCCGATGACGGTCGCTGAAGTCGTCGCCATCCATGGGCTCGCATTCCGGCTGCCGACCGTCGCCGTCATGGCTGACAAGCCAGTCATGCGCGGAACCTGGGCGCTGCGCGTCGTGCGGCCCGGCGACGTGCTTGGCTTCGTGGCCGTCCCCCGCGGCGGAGGAGACAGTGGCAGCGGTAAGCAGATTATTGGTCTCGTTGCGGCACTCGCGCTCTCCATCGCCGCGCCGTTCGTCGGTTCTGCCATCGCCAGCACTTTCTTCGGCGGCTCGCTGATCGCGTCGTCGCTGGCTTCCGCCGCCTTCCTGCCCGGCGGCTCCCTTCTCCTCAATTGGAACCCCCAATGTCCTCCATCGTAGTCCTCCGACAAACCGACCGCGTTTCAGTCCTGACCGACGGCGCCGCCTACCGTAACGACGGCACCATTGTCGGTGAAAACGCAAAAGTTTACGCCCTTCCGCATCTCAACGCCGTGATCACCGTTCGCGGCTCACAGGCTGCGTTTGCGATGATTGCCGGTTGGCTGACCTGCAACGTGTTCGCGTATAACGATCTACGGCACAGTCTTCCTGAAATCCTCAGCGTGCTAACGCCGGCCGATGGCGCCGGTGAGACCATTGAAGTCGTCGTCGCCGGCTTCACCAACGCCGGAGGGGCTGACTCTTTCTTCATAGTGAACCATGACCGCCACCCCGAGGCGCCTATTTTGAAGGCGCTTACGATCGGCGGCATTTCCATGATGCCAGGCGGCGACAGTGTTAAAGTCGCCGTGGAACCACTGTTCCCCGTTCCCATGACGAACGTTGACCAGCTCGATCCCGAGGAAATTGGCTTAGCCATCATGGGGGCGCAACGCCAAATTTTGGATGATGTGCCGGGTCTACTGAGGGCAGCGAAAGCTCATCTTGTGGGCCGCTTCGCTCAGATGACCAGCATCTACCGTGACCATATCGACACGCGAATCCTGAAGCGCTGGCCCGATCCCATTGGCGACAAGATCAATCCAAATGTTCTCAACTAGACTCCAGCAGGAGGCGCTCGAAGCCGAGATCGAGACGTATCTTCAACTGAGCTTCGCTGAACTCTGCGCAGTGCCTTCAGGTGCAATGTCGGAGACCGAAAGGGCATCGACCCTGCGCAACATCGTCAATGCGCTCTTCGTCATGACGGCGACGATCAGCCGAAGCGTGGACCGAGCTGAGCGGGCGCAGGACGACTTTCTTGCCCGTATCCACGAGGCGGCGGCAGTAAACTAGGACTTCCCCCATGAATTTCTTATCCCGCCTGTTCGGTGCCCCCGAACAGCGATCAACCACGCTTGCGAGTCCGTCACCTGACCTGCTGGCACTGTTCGGCGCCGTCGCCACCTCGGCCGGAATCGTCGTCAATGCCGACACCGCCATGCGTAGCCCTACCGCCCTGGCTGCAATCCGAGCCATCTCGGAAACGGCCGGCATGTTGCCGATCGCTGTCCGCACTAAGACCGGCGACGGATGGCGAAAGGTTAGCGATCACCCCGCAGCGAAGGTGCTCAACGGCTTCTGTAACCCCTGGACGAGCAGCGAGCAGTTGCGGACCCAGCTCACCATCGACGCGATTTTGCACCGCAATGGCGGCCTTGCGCAGGTCGTGCGCGTCAACGGCGAGATTCGCGAGTTGCACCGCATCTGGCCCAGCGCTGTGACCATCGAGACGACAGCCACGGGCGAGCCGCTATACAAGCTGTCCTTGGCTGCTGGCGGCACCCAGACGCTGCGCTACAGCGACGTCATTCATGTCACCGTCCCGGGCTGGTCAATTGATCGGCCGATTTGCCTTATCGATCTGGCCAAGGAAGCGATCGCGCTCGATTTGCTGATGATCGGACAGCAGTCGAAGACCTTCGCCAACGGCGGGCTTCCCCGCATTATCCTTTCTCCGGAAAGCGATACCATCACGGTGGACGCGATCAAAAATGCGCTTGCCTTCCTCCACAAGCAGGCCGTTGCCAACACCGGTGAGCCCATTGTTTTACCGGCGACGTTCAAGGAAGCTTTCCGCACCATCGGCTTTGGGGAGATGCAGTTCCTCGAGCTTCGTCGGCTCGTCATCGAGGATATCGCCCGCGCCCTTCGCGTCCCCGCGACCATCATTGGTGACCTGACCAAGGGGACGTATTCGAACACCGAGCAGATGGGCAGACAATTCCTGCAGCTCTGTCTTCTGCCATGGCTGGAAATGTGGGAGTCCGCTCTCACGCGCTGCCTAGTCGTGCCCGAAGACCGCGCGACGGTCGAACTCGAATTCATCACCGAAGATCTGTTGCGGGGCGACTTCGCTACTCGCATGGCCGGTTATCGTTCGGCCGGCGGCGGCGCCCATCTGACGGTCAACGAAATCCGGGCGCTCGACGGCTATCCGCCACACCCAGACGGCAACGGGCTGATGAAGCAGGCAGGGCAAACCGATGCACCTGGCAAGCCTGCTGATGCCGTCAAGACACTCGAAGCCACAGAGGAGCCTGCCTGATGGACCGGCTATTCATTGAAACGAAACTGCTCGCCGACGACACCGGCGCCATCTCCGGTATCGCCTGGCGATACGACCAGCCCGACCGCATCGGAGACATGATCGTCCCCGGCGCGTTCGCCAAGGCCGCCTTCCCGGTGCCACTGATCGCCTTCCATGACATGAAAGACCCGGTAGGTGTTTGGGAGTCGGCTGAGGACAAGGGCGGTGCATGGCACGTCAAGGGCAGGCTCTTCGTCGATGATGTTGCCCGCGCCCGTGAAATCCGCGCCCTGGTCCAAGGCGGGGCGATCAAGGCCCTGTCCATTGGTTTCGTGATCGGCAAAGCGGAACCCCGTCCCAGTGGCGGACGCCTAATCAAATCACTCGAATTGCTTGAAGTTTCGCTGGTGACCGTAGGGATGCACCCCGGCGCGAAAGTCACTTCAGCAAAGTCTGCGGTGGAGGCACTTGCACTTGCCACCGCACTCAACCGCGCCGCCCTGGCGCTCACCCGCTGACAGAAGGACACCCAATGCAGCATATCACGAAGAGCGCCATTCTGACCGGCGCCATGGAAATCAAGGGCGATGACGACACCGTCGATATCGTCACCAAGGCCATTGCCGATCTGACCAAGACGGTCGACGAGCGCCTGAAGGCCGTCGAAACTGTCGACACCAAGGCCCTCAATGATCGCCTCGATAAGATCGAAACGACGCTGGCCCGCCCCAACATCCAGACCGACAAGCCCACTGATCCGTCCGCCGAGACCAAGGCGTTCGCGTCGTATCTGCGTAGCTTCGGCGGGGCGGTCCCGGCTGAGGAACTGAAGACCCTCACGGTCTCGTCGGATCCTCAGGGCGGTTACCTCGCCCCCACGGAAATGGCGACGGAGTTCCTTCGCGATCTGGTCGAAGTCAGCCCGATCCGCGCCTATGCCAGCGTCCGCACCACCGGCGCCCCGGCCGTGTCATATCCGAAGCGCACCGCGATCACGAACGCCCGTTGGAAGGGCGAAGCCCAGACGCAGGAAGGCAGCGAGCCCGCTTTCGGTCAGGCCGAAGTCCCGGTCCGCGAACTCAACACGTTCGTCGACATCAGCAATCAGCTCCTCGCAGATTCCGCCGGGCAGGCTGAGGCCGAAGTACGCGAGGCATTGGCCGAAGACTTCGCCCAGAAGGAAGGCCGCGCCTTCCTGCTCGGTCAGGGCGTGCTGGATCCCGAAGGCCTGCTGGTCAATGCAGGTGTTACCGCGCTGGCCAGCGGCGCCGCTGCTGCCATCACGGCGGACGCCCTGATCACCCTCTTTTATGATCTGCCGGCCACCTATCGCAACGCCGGCGCATGGGCGATGAACTCCACCAGCCTCGGCGCGCTGCGCAAGCTCAAGGATGGCCAGGGCAACTATCTCTGGGCGCCGGGGCTTGCCGGCGGTCAGCCCGACACCATCTTGGGCCGTCCCGTCGTCGACATGGTCGACATGCCGGACGTCGCAGCCGGCACCACCCCGATCGTGTTCGGTGACTGGTCCGGTTACCGCATCGTCGACCGCATCGGTTTGTCCATCCTGGTCAACCCGTTCCTGCTGGCGACCGACGGGGTCACTCGCATTCATGCCACCCGCCGCACTGGCGGCCGGGTGCTGCAGGCGGCCAAGTTCCGCAAGATGCTTGTCGCAGCGTAAGGAGAACTGAACATGCGCGACCTTTATTCGAACATCGGCACTGCGCTGGCGCTTGCTCCTGCGGTGCAGGCCGCCGCCGTGCAGGGGCCGGCAATCGACACGTTGGGCTTCGACTCCATCGCCTTCACCGTGAGCACGGGCGCCATCGTCGGCGATGGCGACTTCGGGGTGAAGCTGCAGGAGTCCGACACTACGACCGGCGGCGACTTCACCGATGCCACCGCTGCAGTGGTCAAGACCAATGCCCCGGCCACCCTTGCTGAGACCAGCGCCTATAAGCTGGGTTACATCGGCTTCAAGCGTTACGTCCGTCTCGCCGTGACCAAGGCCGGCGGCACCTCCATCGCCGCTGGCGCCGTGGCCGTGCTGGGTAACGCCGCACAGCGCCCGGTGGCCTAACCCGATTCGGGCCGCGCCTCCGACAGCCGCCTCGCGTCCGGCTGGAAGACAGCAAGCCAACCTCGATGCGGCCCGCCCGCGCGATCCGCGGGATCCATTGAAGGTAAGGTTGGCAGACGCATACAGCACCTCGGATCTCCGGGATGGAGCCGAGGTGCTTCATTTCCTCTCCAAAAAGGAATGTTTCTATGACTCAGACCAAGACCATCATTGTCGTGCGCTCCGCGCATCCTGGTGACCACATCGAAACTGAAGTTCTCAACAACGTTCGCGACGATATCAATAGGCGGCTATCGGCCACCGGCGCTCCCGCAGTGGTGCTAATCGAGCCACATGGTGTGGCTATCGATATTCATTCCGTACACGATGCCGACTAGGCCACCCCGCATTTGCCAATGCGGTCGTGTCGTCCCATCTGGCCAGCGCTGCCAATGCCAGGTCGCCCGCGACAGGGCCCGCAACGCTGCTTACGACAAGACCCGACCCAATGCCGCCGCCCGTGGGTACGATCACGCCTGGCGCATACTGAGGTCAGCGTTCCTCGCCCACCATCCCGATTGCAGCTCGCCGGGCTGTGGGGAACCGGCCGCCGATGCCGATCACATTATCTCGGTGAAGCAGCGCCCCGACCTTCGGCTCGATGGTGGCAACCTTCGCGCCTTCTGCCACCGCCATCATTCCCAGCACACCGCCCGCCAGCAGGGCTTTGCGCGATCAGGAAAGCAGCGCTAATAGTTCATCGGATAGGGTTCTGCGGGTGAGCTGGATGTTTGCTTTTATTTGTGGATGTACAACCTTCCATCCTACCGATCCAGTATCTCGGTCCACAAAGACGCCGGGAATATAGTCCGCCGCCTTCTGCTCGTAGGCGGTTGCTTGGCTTGGATGGTCACCATCGCGCAAAAGCATTATCTCGCCGGTTTGCTTCCTATTTGTGAATGCAATCTCATTCTTAGCTAAGGGAATGCGGACGAGCGTGAACTTCTCAAGCAACTGATTTAGGGCCTCATCGCCCGGTACGCGGTTCAACTGTCTGGCCATTCGCAGCATCTCATAGGCGCTAAACATCCAGTATCTGGAAAGCGCCATCTGCATGTCGAATGAGAAGTCTACATCGCTAAGATCCTTCTCAATTATCACTGCGCGCTCGCGCTCAAGCCGCCGCAACAACATGTCTGTACGGCAGTCGGCTTGGTGTGTTGGGAATACCCCATATCGACCCGTCATCGTGGCGTAGGCAGTGATCCATTGCTTGTGCAGCTCTGCGTGTTCGATCAACGCCAGGTTGACGGCAGCGTTCAGCAATCCAGTCGCATCCATCTTTCTACCTCCATAGGGGAGGGTATCAAACATTTTCCCCTTTGCGTTGACCGACCCGCCCCCCGTCGCGCGATAAATTCGCCAAGCCACGAAAGATTGCCCATGTTTACCAGCCTTTTGCGCGTTTCCTCTCCCGAGGAGATGCCGATTGACCGTGCCGTGGTCTTTGCCCATCTCCGCTCAATCCCGTTCGAAAATGGCCAAGCGCCCGACGACGCCGACTATATCGACGGCCTCATTGAGATGGCCGTGGACAGGTTGGACGGCCCGAACGGCTTGCTCAATCGCGCCCTTATTTCTCAGGTGTGGAAGGCGAACTACGCGGCCTTCCCGGTTGAAATCCCAGTGCCGCTTGCACGATGCACCGCGATTCAGTCCGTTACCTATCTCGACGTCAACGGCGCGGCACAGACCCTTGCCACGCCGGCGTACCGCATCACCGGCTTGAACACCGACAACGCCCGCATCCGCCCCGTCAACGGCACCGCCTGGCCGACGACCTGCAGGGACGGCGAGGCGGTCACCGTCACCTTCACCAGCGGCTTCGGTGCAGATGCCGAAGACATCCCCGGGTCGATCCGTCATGCCATCCTCGAGGCGGTGGCTCGGGCTTACGCGTACTCGGAGCCCGTCATTGATGGCCGCTCGTTCTCCAGCCTGCCCGGTTCGGCCACCACGGCAGTCACGGACTGGCGGGTTTGGCCGGAATGAGCACGTCGAAGATGTCGGGCGCCGCGGATATCGCTGCTGCCTTCGCCGCAGTGGGCGGCAATCTCGCCACGCCTATGGCCGCCGCCTCGCGCAAAGCCCTGCGGCCGATGCTGAAGCAGGCTAAGGCGACCGCGCCAGTCGATAGCGGCGACCTCAAAAAATCGCTCACTGTGAAGCGCAGTCGCCGCGTCCCTAAGGGCGTCGTCGAGCATCAGGTCGGACCGTCGAAAGATTATGTCGGCGCCGATGGCTCGAAACCGATCCGCTACGCCCATCTCACCGAGTTCGGTAAAGCGGATGGAAGCCAAAAGGGCACCCGGTGGATGAGCCGCGCCTTCGAGGAAACCAAGGCAGAAACCATCGAAGAGTTCGGAAAAGCTATGGGACCAGAGATCGAAAAGGCAGCGGCGCGCCGCGCTAAGAGGCGAGCGAAATGAGCGCGTTGACCATAGGCGTGCGGTTGCTATTGGCCGATGCTGGCATAGTCGCCAAGGTCGGCTCCTCGGTCTATCCTATCACCGCGCCACAGGGTGCAGAGGGGCCATACATCGTTGTCGGCTTGGTCCATGAGGAGCAGGACTTCCTTCTCGCCGGCGCCAGCGGGTGCTTCTTTTCCCGCGTTGAAATCCAGTGCGTCGCCAGTACCGGCCCTGAGGCCGATGCCATAGGGGAAGCCGTCAAGGCCTGCATGACGACGGTGCTCAACGCCACCGTCATGAGCGGCGGCGACAACCCGGTTGAGATCGGCACCGCGACGGCTTGGAAGGAGGGAACCGACCTCTTGGACTTCACCGACGATCGCGCCGTGTTCCGCCGTCTCCTCGATTACCGGCTGCACTGGACGACGCCATGAGATCCGGAAGCCTTGACCGAACGGTCACCGTGATTCAGCGCGTCGAGATCGGCCGGGATCCGGATTACAACACGCCAATCTTCGAAGAGCAGACCTTCGCCATCAAGGCCCAACTGACCAACCAGGCCGAGGACGAAAAGTTCGCGGCCTCGCAGGTCTATGAGTCCCGCGTCGTCACCTTCACCACCCGCATGTTTGCCCTTGATGCTACGGCCACACTGGAATGCGAGGGCGTCAGTTATGGCGTCATCGGTATCCGCCAGATCGGCCGGCGCCGTGGGCTGGAGATCAAAGCGAAGGCAGCCTTATGAGGGGCCGCAAGCCCGCTGCTAGTGCCGCCGATGGCGCGCTGGTCAGGACACCACCCATGCCGTCAACGCTTCCCGCAGAGATGGCGAAGGAGTGGCGCGACATTGCCCGCGATCTTGTTACCCGTCGCCTGCTGACCCGCTCCAGCCTTCCGGCGCTAGAGACGCTCATTGGCGCCCTTTGGTATGCCCGCGCTTGCCGTACCGCCCTGGCCGAACACGGGCCTCTGGTGAAGTCCGACAAGGGCATTCTCCGACCCAACCCCGCGGCGGCGATGCTCGCCAAGCAAAACGAGGTAGTCGCCCGCCTCTCGTATGAGATGGGCGTGACCGCCGCCGGCCGAAACCTTCCCGCGATCAAAGACCAAGCCGGTGCCACCGATGAAGACGACGCGGCCCGACTGGGTTTTTGACGACTCGGAGATCCCGGACCCACTCGGACATGGTGAGCGCGCCGTTCGGTTCTTCGACGAGATTCGTCATCCCCTGTCAGGCGACAGCGAGCGGCGCTTCGGATTGCCCCGGTTTTGGGAACGCATCATCCGACGGATCTATGGTCCGCGCCATCCCGACGGCCGGCGCATTGTCCGAACCGTCTTCATCATGATTCCGCGCGGGGCTAGGAAGACTACCACCATTGGTGGCGGCCTCGGCCTGCTGCATGCGATCGGCCACGAAAAGGTGCCCAGCGGTCAAGTCCTGCTCGGCGCCGGATCGGAAGACCAGGCTGAGTTGGCTTTCGACGAAGCGGTTTCGATGGTCCGCGCCACACCGTTCCTGTGCGACAAGGTGAAGATCCGGGGCACTTATCTCGAACACCCCACGGCGCACAGCAAGCTCGCCATGCTTTCCGCCGAGGGCGACACCGCCCACGGCAAGACGCCGGCCGCCGTTTTTCTCGACGAGTTGCACGTCTTCAAGAACCGCAAGCTGTGGCGGGCGCTGAAGACAGGCATGTTGAAATCCAAGGGCTCGCTGCTTTGCATCACCACCACGGCGGGGCGAGGGCAGACCGGCCTGGCTTGGGAGGAATACCAGTTCGCCCGCCGTGTCGCCCTACGCGAAGTCGACATGCCCCATTACCTGCCCGTCATCTTCGAGCCTTCATCGCCTGATGCGGATTGGCTGGATGAGGAGCTGTGGCACCAGGTTAACCCCGGCTTGGTCGAAGGCTTCCCGGTGCTCGAGGAGATGCGTGCCGCCGCGATGGAGGCGAAGGAAAAGCCAACCGAGGCCGACGAGTTCAAGCAATACAACCTGAATTTCTGGCTGGACTCGGCGACCTCCCCATTTGTCGAAATGGCGGTTTATGACGTCGGGGCCAAACCCTTCGACCTCGCCGACATGGAAGGCTTGCCGTGCTGGATCGGCGTCGACCTCTCCAGCACAACGGATCTGACCGCCGTGGTGGCGGTCTGGCGCGATGGCGAGCGCTATTTCGTCCAACCCTACTTCTTCTGCCCGGCTGACAATCTTGAGCAGCGGGAGACGGTCTCGCAGGCGCCATACCGTCGGTGGGTTGAAGAGGGCTTGGTCACGGCCACTCCGGGCACTGTGGTCGACTATGATGCGGTGACCGCCCGCATCATCGAACTCGCCGCCCGGTTTGATGTGCGCGAAGTCGCCTTCGATCCGAAGTTCGCTCGCCAGGTCCAGCCCCGTGTCATGGAGGCCGGCATAGCGGTCGTCGATCACCCCCAGCAATCCCGATTCATGATCCCGGCCATTGCCGCGCTAGAGCGCGCCATCCTGTCTCGAAACATGATCCACGGAGGGCATGAAGTGCTCCGTTTCAACTTTGAAAACGTCAACGTCCGCACAGATTTAGAAGGTCACAAGGTCGCGCTCATGAAATCAAAGCGATACCTTTCAATCGATGGCGCGCAGGCTACCGCCATGGCGGTCAGCCGGGCGTCGGAATACGAGACCACCGGCTGGCTGGATACCGTTGACGTTGATGCCTTCTTCGACGATCTGAACGGGACTGCTTGATGGTCGTCCAGCGAAAACGCTACACGACTCCGCCGGTCAACTTCGGGCGGGGTGCGTTTACCGGCTATGGGGAGCTTCGAAATGGTTCAAAGCGCCGCCCCTATCTTTCAAAGAGCCCTGTCAAAAAGATCATCGAGGGGCAGAAGCGAGACGCGGCAATAGCGACAACGGCCGAGCTGTTGCGGCAGGCTCCTCTTTCAAAATTCCAGTACGAAGCGTCAGTTCGGCACGGGCTGCGGACTGCCCTTGTTCTTCAGGGCCACCGATGGCCACTGGCTGACCTCGAGGCGGCCGCGATAGTCGCCGCGGCCCTCAGTGCCATTGGCGCGGTGCGGCCCTCCTGGGAAGTCGGGCAGCGGGAGCACACCACGCCACGCGAGAACTGTTCGTGGTGCGCGGCTCCGCTCGATGAAGAACAGATCGGCATGCGCGATCGCTATTGTTCGGTTGTCTGCGCCAAGGCCGCACTGGTCAACCGGGACTTCGAGACCCGCGCCTGGGACGATGAGCTCGGCCGCCGGGCTCTTTACATTCTTCAGCGGGAACACCTGCCACGCAAGAATTGCAAGCACTGTGGCCGCAATTTCCAGCCAACGGCGGCCGATGGCGAATATTGCTCACCAGTCTGCCGGATCCGCAGCAGGCCGGCCTGGCACGGCTTTCGCGACTGCAGCCAGTGCGGCGAGAGCTTCCATCCCCGCACCGCTGAGCAGACCTTTTGCAGCCAGGAATGTGCGAGCAGGGCTCACACCTATGTTGAGCCAAGGGCCTGTCCGAACTGCGGCAAGGTCCATCGACCGCATAACGAGGCCACGCTATATTGCTCGAAACAATGCGCGGCCCAGCATCGAAAACCCGAACTCGGCACCCGCCATTGTGCCGAATGTGGCCAGGAGTTCTATCCGCGAAACGATCAAGCCATCTACTGCCGGCCGCGCTGCCTCCATCTCGCCAAGGAAGCGCGAAAGGCGACGGCACGGCGTGCAGCAGCTGCTGCAATTCCCCTGAAGCCGTGCAAGCACTGCGACAAGCCCTTCCGGCCCCGGCGCGACATCGATCGGTACTGCTGCCATTCCTGCCGCCGCAAAGCCGAGTACATCCGCCTCAAAGCCCGTGCTGTTCTGGGGGTCTTTCCATTTTTGGACATACCCCATAACAGCAGAAAGGGCGCCCCCGTAGAGAGCACGCGGGAGTCAAATCGGTAACGTTTACCGATTTCGTATTGGGGGTGTCACCGAGTAAGTCATTGTTTTTGAAGCGTGTGAATTTGCACCCATAATTGGTTCCTTCTTAATGAGATCGCGGATGTCGGGAGTGGAGGGAGCGGCGAGCTCGTGGAGGGCTGTGGCATTCAAAACGGACACAATGTCCGATTTGGTTTGAAAATGCGCCGCTGCTGGCGTGCCGCCCGGCAAATGCGCAAGGTTTGCGTATTTGGCCCAGCCCTCTGACCGTTGCATCAACAGTTGGGCTGTAGTGTTCAAATACGACACGATGTCGCTTTTGCCATCGTAGCGCTCGTACAGCGCCGTGGCATTCAAACCGCTCAATGTGAGCGTTTTCTCTCAAATCCCGCACAGTGCGGTTTTTGTCCGCATACACAGATGCATCATGCGATTGGCGGATGTCGGCGACGGTCACCTTCTCGCCGTCGATCAGGAGTTCTTCTACGGCGGCGCGTACTTCCGCCGGTGTCGAGGGAGCGGCGAGTTCGTAGAGGGCTGTCGCGTTCAAATCGAACACGATGTTCGGTTTGTCGGTGTACCTCTCAGCTACATTCATGAGCCGGCGAGCGTGCTGTTCAGTCATGTAGAATTCAGCCTCGATCCAGGGCATGAACATGCCATGCGGCAGCGGGTCTTTCTGACGGTAGTGGATCGAGCTTTACTTTTTTCCCATTTTGGATTACGAAAACGTATCCGCTCGCTTGTGAGCACAGCCAAGGTGGCATCTATCCGGCAGGATGGATTCTTCTTTTCTGTGGTTGCTCGCTGTCGAGAGCGCCTCATTTTTGAGGAGTTCTCGTATGAAAAATTCAAAAAATCCCCGTCTGCTCGATATTGAGCCCGTTGCCGAAGCTATTACGGCAGCAATAGGCGTGCTCAGGCTTGCGGTCTTCAGCGACGACATTGATGAAAGCGCCCTTCGCGCCACCCAGCGGGGCATCCTTGCCTTGCTGGAGCAGGTGGATCCCGCTGTTCAGGACGCGCGAGCATATACCGCCGAATGGCTCCCGGCATCAGAGGACATTGGGGGTGGTGCTTGAGGCATCCGCCTTTTCCCCCCAGCGTTTCCGCCGCCGACATTGAGCGGGCGCTGGATCGTCTGGCTCTTGAAATCAAAGCGTTCGGCCCCAGGGGCCGTGCGCTACTGCCACTCTACCAGCGCCTTGAAGAAGAACTTGAAACAATCCGCGCGGCTGATGACGTCATGTCAAAGGTCATGGCTCGCCTCGAGCGCCGGGGATAATTGTCGGCTTTTTTCTGACCTGCGCCGCTCTGACAAGGTTTGGGTTAAACGGCAATACCATCGATAGCAGTGCCTCTTGCTTGAGCTTAAGAGACCCCCCTTCCCCGTACTTCGGCCGATCGATCGTATGGCCCATCAGCGCCCGTCTGATCTCCTCGTCGACCTTTGCCTCCTTCGCCCTGTCCTCGAACGAATGGCGGATCGAATAAGCCGAGTGCCCTGGCGATGGCGCCGGCTTGGGAAGTAGCTCGTTGACGTCCAGCGCCTTGTTGAGCGTGTTGGACAGGCTGCGCTCCTTGTTCCAGTATTTCGGGAATCCCTTGGGGAATGCCTTTGCCACCTCCAGCGCCACCCCAACGAGCGGCACCATGCGAACTGACGATTCCGTCTTGATCTCCCTTGGGTCGTCCGGATCCTGCCGCGGCGCGATCTCAATATAAGGAACCTGGCCCTTAAGGTGGATCGTTGACGCTGAGAGGTTTGCTAGTTCGGAGGGGCGCGCCCCGGTCTCGATCATCATCAAGACGATCCCTCGGGCCTCCAGATTGAGCCCCAGTAGTTTCTCACTGCCGAGAAATTCCTTTTGCAGCCACTCGACTTTGAAGGGGGGCCTGCTCCTCTTAATTTTCTCCGCGAAGGCTAGATCGTCGAATGGATTTGGCCTGTCCTTCTGACCAATGTGGGAGTGATAGAGCCGGAAGAGTTGCCGCATGTTGCCAACATCGCGATTGCCAGATGACGCCGAATGCGTCGGCCGGCCCCTCTCTGGCGCAACCCTGGCCAGCCAGAAGCTATAGAATTTTCGCGCCTGCTCCCGGGTGATCTCGCCGATCGGTATGTCACCAACCACCTCGATGAAGTTGTTGACGGCGCGGCGCTTTACCTTCTCCCAATCTTCCCTCTGGTGTTCGGACTTATTCACCAGTTCCGCCGGCATAACCTCTTTTAGGTATACGTCGAAGGCCTGATTTACCGAGACCTTCGGCTCATCGATTAAGCCTAACAGCGCCTCCGAAACTGTCCCGCCTGGCGGCTGCTTCTCTAGGGCGTCGAGGCGAGCGACGATATCCGCCGCGCTTACGCCATTGGCGACCATGCTGGTGACAGTCCTATAGGCAAAGCCCAT